CGTGCATCTCAAGCAACTGGAACCGGTCGTCCATGCTTGCGCTGAAACCTTGATCTTCAGCCTTCTGCTTCTCCACCTCGTCCATGACGCGCATCGGCTCGCCAAGATCCACATCTCGGTAGAACCCTGCGTACTGAAGCTTCTTGACCTCGTTCTTAGTCTTACGCATCCGATGCGTAACACGCTCAGCCGTTTCTAAGTTAGCAGCACCGTACGGCACCACGATATCTTCGGCTGGGATATACACCGCCGTTTGACGGTTCAGCGAAGGATCAAAGTACACCTTCTTAAAGGCGTTACCGGCCAAAGCCAAACTCAATAATAATCTCTCGTGCTCAGGCCGATACTCCTTCATCACCTCGGTCAACTGATAGTTCATGTCATCCGCAACACGGATGGCCGAATCTTTCTTCTCCGGAGTCTCCTTGCCCACAATCTTCGTCTTGACCGGCCCCATCGCCGGAAACACTTCCATGATCGTCTCGGACTGGAACTTGACCGCCGACTCCATCAAGAGCGGGTGGAACACACCACACGCACCCGGCCACGGCTCAGTACGATCTTCGTACCGAATGCCAAGAATCTTCAAACCTTTGACGTACGTATCAAGCCAATCTTTGCGTGAGGACAGGTCTTGCTCGTAGTTACCGATCAGTTCAGATGCGAGGCTCTGAAGCTCACCCTCATCCATAAAGTCTGCGAGGTTGGCATCGAAGTCTTCGGCACGTGGCTCGGACTTGACCATCTCAACCACCACGCCATCCATGCCGATAGCAACGCTCTCAGGATCTTCAATCATGATCTCAATCGGCGCTTCTTCAGCAGCCAGAGCTTCAAGACCCAACGGAGCCTGCATAAAACTTTTATCGACGGCCATTTAAAATCTCCTAGTAATACCCTTCGCGCCTGTGGCTCTTGAACCATTTAGTGGGTTCTGGCTCATCATTCGGCAAACGAATAAACCCTCCCTGCCGGAATCGCAGGAGAGCTAGTGTTGTCGAGTCCACTAAGTCGTCATGAGTTCCAGCCGGAAAGTCGTTACACTCTTCGACTACTTCCCATGCCCAGCGACGGTCAGGCACCCATACAATGCCTGAAGAAAACAAGTCCGTCACGGCATTTACACGGGATATCTTATCCTGCCCTTTACCCGGCGTGAATTCACTGATAGGGACGCCCATCCTTCTCATCTCTTGATACAGGGCCGCACCGTTGGATTTCTTCTCAACAATAAAGGTATCCGGGTTCCACTCCTTATACTCCTCAAGCACCATCGCCTTTAGCTCAGGGAATTCGAGTCTTTGTTTTATGCTATTTAGGAGGATTATGTTGTAGTTGTTGGTCTCCTCGTTGAAGAAGACCCCCCACGTAGTCAGGGCATTGAAGTCCGAACGGTTGGATTTCTCTTGGGCAGCGTCGAGCGCCATAATAATGTGCTCGCACATCGGGGGGTTCTCTGGCTCCCAGACCTGCCACCACTCTCTTTTAATAAGAGCGCCTTCCTCCGAGGTTGGCTGCTGCATGTACTGGGCCTGCCAATACCGCACATCCATGCTGGCCTTTTTTGCCAGCAACTCGTCAATGCCCCAGAACTCAGGCCAGAGCGGTTTCTCATTTAATATGGCCGGGAACTCTACGACCTCCCACTGGTCTGCCCCTTCTTCGCGGGTCATGTGATCCACGATCTTGCCGGTCAGGTCCATCTTGCTCCACCGCGTCATCACGACGATGATCGCGCCACCCGGCATCAGTCGCTGGACCGGTCCTGATTGGAACCACTCCCAAGCCGGTTCAAAAACATCTGCGCGACCTTGTTTAGCTTCCTGTTCTGAGTGGGGATCATCAATAATGAACAGATCAGCGCCTCGACCAGCAAGAGCACCGCCAACACCGATAGCAAAATACTCGCCGTTAAAATTAGTACCCCATCGAGAAGCAGATTTAGAGTCGGCCTGAAGCTCAACTTGGGGGAAGATGTCACGATAGCTCTCCGATCCAACCAAGTTACGCACCCGACGACCAAAGTTCACCGCGAGATCCGCAGTGTGGGACGCCATGATGACTTTTTTCTGCGGGAATTTGCCTAGAAACCACGCAGGAGCAAGGTAACTGATCATCTCCGACTTGCCATGACGCGGGGCGATATTGACTATGACCCGCTTTTTCTTCCCTTCGGCAATTTCCTCGAAGATCTTGCCCAGACGACGGTGGTGCGGCCCCACTTTGTAGCCCGGATACACATGATTGATGAAGTCGAGGAACGATTCCTTGCCCTTGGCCTGCGTAATCTGCTGCTGATAGTTCTTTAATAGCTCAGCAACGCGCCGTTTCTCCTTGTCCGGCATCGTCGGCAGGGCGGCTTTCAGCTTTTGCAGCTTGTCAGGTGTGAGTTGCAGGCTCATACGGCGGGGAGCGGCGGATCTGGGTTAAGTTGTTCGTCTGTTTGAGTCCAGAGTGCAGCAACGGGGTACAAACACTCTTCGCAAAACACTCTGCCATCTGTTGAAAGATAGAAAGTAGGCTGTTCGCAGTTCCCGCAGGCCACGATAGCTACTTCTTCCTCGGCTTCAACAGCCTTTTTACGCTTCTTCCCTCTAAATCCAACCACATCACCCACGTGATGCACCGTTTTCTTCAGTGACCACCGTGTACTCAATCCCTTCTAGCACCTGAAGAAGCTCCTTCTCGACCTCTTCGATGGGCTTAATAATGTGCGTGATCTCGCTACGCTTCTTAAATGCGTCAATTCCGTCCACTTCGCCCAAGGCTTTGAGGGCATTGATACGCACTTTCAGATCATCTGCCTGCTCCGCAGCCTCAAACAGCTTATTCACCACGTAGAGCTTCAGGTCAGATAGCTCTTCCACAATCATGTGGTTGTACCGGGCAGCTAACCCTGCATACAACGCGATGGCCTCGTTCGGATACTTGGCAAAATCTGGTCTGGCCTTGGGGTCTTCGATCATCGTGCGGGCCAATTCTTGTGCGGACGCGCTGTCAGACTCGTTCGGGATGATGGGCTGGCCTGACATATCAGACAAAAACTTAATAGTTCTCGCTCGCATCTCCAATTCTTCAGCCGGGGACAAGTCTGGTAGCGCCTCAGCCGCGTTTGCCGGGAGAGCGAGGTTCTCTTCGATGTCAGGGACCAGTGGCTGCATTGTTGCGAAATATATACGAATTTTGGGCATGGTACCAAATTGGATACCGGGGGGTGTTTTATAGCGAGGGGGTGGGGTCGGCCTAGCCAGATTTTGAAAAATGTGTGGTGATTTGTGTAGATCAAAGCGGGGCGGGGCGAGCGCGGAGTCTCAACCTGACAGCGGGGGGCTGGGAGGGGGTAGGGTCTGGCCTAGACCGATTCCAGAATCGGCGAGGGGGACGGGGTGACGCGAGGTTGGCCGCGCCGGGCGACGATAGGCGAGGGGCGCGAATCTGTTTCAAGCTGTACCCGGTCGCACCATGCGCGGCGAGACCATGCGAGACCCGGCCACACCCCGCGAGACCCAACCCGGCGAGCGCGAACGTACCGCGCCAACCTAGTCCGTACAATATCCAGACGTAGCCTAGACCCCGCAAGGCCGCGCCCGATTATGTGGCGAAAATACCACGCGAAAAAACCGCGTGGAACAAGCTAACCCGATGATATTGCTAGACTTTTTCGGCCTTGTTCCGGGCTTGTTCCAGACGATCAAAGAATTGGAACAAGCTAACCCCATGATTCTATTAAAGAAATCGCGTTTTGTTCCACTGTTCCAGCAAAAACGAGGGGGGGTCTGGCAAAACCGCGCAAGAATCGGGGGAGCGAAGCAAGGGAGCGCGGCGCGTTAAAAAGCTCCAAAATAATTTGGAAACCGCTCGTTTTTCAAAATTCCCTTTTTTCTCTCTTTTTTCTCTTATCTTATTATCAATCAATTCTAATAAAAACAACAAGTTACGTCGCCGCCCTCGCCTTTTCGACGTTCCAGAGTATAAGAATCACGGAACAAAAGCTGGAACAAGAATCACGCAAACCCTTGATTTTATTAGACTTTTTTTGTTCCAGACTTTTCACCCCTCTGGAACAACTGGAACAAAACTAGACCCGGCTCTGGAACAAAACCCCGCCAGTCAGATATCCACAAGGTTACGCACACCCGGCCACGCCGCCCCCCGGAAAAATACTAGGCAAAAAAGGTAGGTATTCCCCCTGAGATTTTTACGTCTCCCCCGTTGTACTAGTAAGTAAAGATAAGTTTATAATCTACCCCGTAGACCTAACCACACCGGAGTATCTAGCGATGAACATCCAGACCATTAAAAAGATTCAAAGCCTGATCGATAAAGGCCTGAGCGCCTACCACATCAGTCAAGCGCTTAAGGCTGAGGGGAAACGTGTCTATTGTTTCGGTAGTTACTACACAACTGGCCGCAAGGCGTCTGATCGAGTTTGCTTCTATGAAACCGACAACGGCGTGAAGTGCGGCTCTGTTGCCGATATGCAATTCCGCAACGCTAAGAGCAAAGACGTAGACGCTCCCGGCTTGCGCTCGCTGTTCAATTTCTAATCCTCACGGGGCGGGGACTACACCCGCCCCAATCCACACCACACGGAAAAAGCATA